AGCCATTATCTATGCCTCGCTGTTTTCTTAGCCACCTTCTTAGGTTGAGAAGAATGTTGTTTCCCTTTTTTGGTGTCCTTTCTTTTCTTTCTAGTAGTAGCGGCATATTCTTTAGCGGATAAAGACTTGATGGCTTTTTCTGGGAGATACCTCTCGCCAGTTGCCTTTGGGCCTTGCGTTGATGGCTTGCCTGATTTGGTTCGCCATTTCTGCTGAGTCCATTTCTTTAAACTCTTTTGAGACTTTTTTAAAGCCATCAGTTCTTATATCCACCGCCAGCTTTTTTATAAGCGGAAGCCAACATTTGTGCTTTCCTGGCACTCCATTGCCCAGGCTTGCCTCCTTTTCCACCTGCCTTTATGCGATTAAAAATACGCTTTCTAAGGCTAGGCTTAGTATAGTTGCCAGCTTCGTTGACTCTGCTTTTAGCTTTAGGTTTTGACTTAGGTTTAGCTTTCTTTTTTACTGCCATTATCCATAACTCTTTGATACTTGAATCAATATGTTGTAGACATCTGTGTTACTAGCACCGACAGTGGTAAACATAATGTCGCCTGTTTTACCTGAACCTGAATTATTCGGAATGCCTGTAAAATCACTGAAGTCTAGGGTATCTGACCAATCAGCATTAAGCTGCCAAACAAGCACATCGGTATCTGCATCAAAAAATATTTTTACGCCCATTCCTATAGTGGAGTAATAAATCTTTTGAATCGTTACGCCTGTGCAAGAGGCATTAGTCATAGGGTCAGCAGACAGCGCAGAAACATCTATCTTCTTTACTGCCGCTTCACCAGAACCATCGCTGACATTGGTAAACCTGAAGATAGCAGTTTTCGCTCCATCTTGAATCGTTTGAGTAGCTACAGCATCAGCCATGTTTACCCCCTATTTAAGATGCGTCAGAGGAACTGCTAATTCCAAAGAACTTCAGGACGATAACTGTGTCGCTACCAGGATCACCTGAAACAACAAGTTCTACTTCGTCACCAACTAATCCGCTGGCTCCTGTAGTGAATCCAGACATACCTAGCACACCATTGCATCCAAAGAATCCTTTGAATCCTGTTGTGTTAAGAGCCGCAGATATTCCATCTACATACCCATCAGTATCAGCGTCTGTTCCTATATCATTTAAGTTGACAGCGTTAGTAGAAGCTGTAGTTACAGCAACTGTCACGCCCATAGGGATAAAGTTTGCTGGGATACCAACTGCCGTTTCTTTACCAGTAGTGTCACCGTTAGCAACGGTAATAGTAGCTGTGTAAGTTTCAAGTGTCATTGTGCTTGTAACAGCACCAGTGGTTGAGCTTTTTACAATATTTTTAAACCCATTTTCGGAACGAATTGGGCCGTTAAATGTAGAATTAGCCATTGTATTCTCCTGTCTTGGCTAGCGTCTAATGTTCCACATGGAACGATTAGTCAGGATAAAAAAACAAAAGGGGCAGGCGCAGGGAGAACAACACACTGCCCCAACTGTTTTAGCTTGAGCCTGGAGATCCGTAGATTCCCAGAGGATCAGATACTCCGAATGAGTAACGCTCTCTAGCCTTGTAGCGAACATTACCAGTATCGAAATCACCGTCCATTGAAGTTTCAAGCGAAGTACGCTCAAAGTGCTTCATGCCGTTAGGTATATCAGTGATGATATAAAACGCATTGGTGTCAGTCAGATAGTGATTGACTGCGTAGCCGCCAGGGATTGCTCCCATATTTCTTATGGCGTTTACATCATTGTCTGATGTTCCAACTCTTTGCGTGGTTTCTAACAGTCTATCTGCTGTAAACATTAACGCAGGAGGAACAATAAGAGTTCTCGGTCTAGCCGCGATCAACAAACCTCTTTCGTCAGTGAAAGCAGCAATGTCGATAATTGCATTTTCCAAAGATGTTTCATTGAGGTCAGCCGCTGTTGCAGGCCGATTACTGTTTGTACCACCAGAAACGAGAGGGTGACCATCACCACCAGTAACGCCATCACCGCTTGCTGTAAACAAGTTAACACCATCACCCGATTGGAATGCATTGGTGAAACCGTTATTAAGCGGATTAACAGCCTTGACCTGCTTGGTGTAAGCCATCGCTCTTGCTAGAGCCTTGGTATAACGTGCAGAAAGCGAGTCGTAAAGATTGTCTTCCATCGCTTCCTCGGTTATAGCGAAACCCATACCAATGGTTTCATGGTTGTATCTAGCCGTGAAAGATTCTTGTGCTGAATCATAAGAGATTGCAGAACCTTCGTTCTTCACAGGTGCGGCAGCAAAGCCTGATAGCTTCACTTCCTCTTCAAAAGAACGGTCAGAGCTTTCTGTCTCATAAATGAGAGTATGCTCNTCTTCGTACTTTTCATACTCCAANCCAAACAGGGCATTCAACCCAGGCAGGAGTTCTTTTAGCATTTGCGCTCTTGAAATAGCCATTAGTTAGACCTCCTTATACGCCAAGCTTGGTTTCGTATGCATGACTTAAAGGTAGGTAGGTCACAAGACAATCAGTGAACGCATCACCAACTGTGCTGTTCGGGCCTTCCACAAACTCAAGAACACGAAGGGGGAGTGTATTTGTCGTAGCAATAGAGCCGCCATCAAGGGCGTTCTTACTACGTCCGATTGAAGTTGATCCTGCTGTGCTAACTGCTGAGATGTTGTTACCAAGACCTGTTTGGGCAATGGCTTCGTCACCTTGCATTTTGAACACTAACTTAGGATCGTCAACAACATAAGCCATAATGTCCGATGCCGCTGTAGAGGCAGGGAACTGTTGGTTGAATGTTAGTTGATTTGTAGATGGGTCAGTGTAGGAACATCCTACAAAGATACCAACTGTACCAGCAACAACAGCAGTTGTTACTGCGGCTTTTTCAACTGTGCCAGCCGCAACTAGCTTAACGAAATCACCGTAAAAAATAGCAGTGCCGTAACCACTCGCAATCTTGATATGTCGGACTTTACCATTGTAAGAACCGCTTGCACTCAAGGTATTGACAGGTTCCGCACCATTTGGGGTAGCAGAAGTAGCCATATTTATGACCTCCTATTAATTAAGAAACCACCCCTACCCAGGGATTAGTTTCTTCCAAAAGTTGTCCTCGTATTTCTTTCTGGTTTAAGCATAGGCATACGAGGGTCATTTTCCCTAAGATAATTATTGTCTACAGATTCCATCTGATTATTAGCCATTTTCTGAAAATGCTCAGATCTTGCCTTCATCTTTTCTTCTGGTGCTTTGCATAAAAGCAACCCACCAACTTCGATGTTACCTACAAACTTGGAATTAATATCAGACTCCAGCATGAGTTCTGGATGATCTTCGGCCTTTACAGGCTCCCAACCTTCCCTGAACATTCTGGATGTATGAGTTCCATCACTTTGACCCATAATACTTGTCCTGACCCAACGAAATACCCAGCCGTCTTTCGGGGCTGGATTGGGGATTACAGAAGCAGGTGTCCAAGAATCACTCGGTCTAGTGTAATTATCTCTTTCTTCAATATCTCTAGGGGTGCGCTCTTCAGTCATTGGTAGTCTCCTGACTATACATATTTAGCATATTGCTCGTCTGTTAAACCCAGCCTCTTAGCGAGAGAGCGTTGGGTTGCCGAAAGCCTCACTGTGCGCGGTTTTGCTCCATTATTTCTTGTCGTGGGAGCCACCACCTGCGAAGGTTGAGAGGCAGGTGAGGTACGGGCTTGTGGAACATTGCCATCCTGCCAATCGTGATCTGGAAACGCTCTTCTGACCGTTTCATCGATTTGTTTAAAATACTCAGGGGTATTTGGTACTACCCCTTGCTTCACAAGAGAAGCATGTTTTCCATAGGCAAGAGAGGTCATTTCTTCATAACCTTCTCTCATAAACCACGGATTTTTATCTGCCCATTGTTGAGCTTCTGGGTCTATCTGTCTTTGCTGGACAGGCTGCTGAACAGGCTGCTGTGCTGGTTGCGGTGGTTGCCAAGTTTCCTGTTGAGGTGCTGGCTGATTGCTCATGCTTTGAGCGTATCTTTCAGCTTCAGTCAACTCCGCTGTTGCTTTGGTCATAGCTTCTTGAGCGGCAACAACATTATCTGTGTCGCCTTCTTCATAAGCTTTTCTGTATTGCTGTTTAGCTTGCTCTACAGCCAAAGCGGCACGTTCTTTTACCTGATTGATAAGAGCTTGCTCTCCTCGACCAATCAAAGACTCGTATTCTTTATTTTTTTCTGCTATCTGTTGAGCAACACGAAACGCTTCATCTCGCTCCTGCATAGCAGATTGCGTCTTACGCCTCTCTTCGTGAGATTCGTATTTCAGCTTGTTGATTCTTTTCTGGACTCTTTTGCTATATCCAGAAAGCTCATCATCTGTAAGCTCTCCCTCATCCGTATCAGCTTCAGCCACCTCTTCAAGAGGCTCTTCTTCTTCTACTGGTTCTGGTTCTGGTTGACCGCCTATCTTAGTGCGTACACCAAAGAACTTATCTTCTTCTGTTTGTACCGTTTCTTGTTCACTCATGCCTTAACAATCCCCCTTGGATCTTCGACTACAGCCTCAACGCTGTCATCGTTGATTAACCTGAACTCTTTTCCGTGGACTTTAAATCTAGTGCCGCTATAAGAGCGCATTAGAATCCAATCTCCTTCTTTGCAGAAAGGCCCAGATGGAAATCTTTTTTTATCGTTATAACAGTCTGGCCCCATCTTTATGACCATACCCACGATAGATCCAATTTCCTCTTCATAGAGAGTCTTGTTAGACTTGATAATACCGCCATCGTACTCCCTTTCAGGGTCTGGCAGTGCGATCAGTATTTTATATCCTGTAGGATCAGGTAACTGATGTGCCTGTCGAGTCTCTTCTGACTCGGTTTCTTTTGCTAATGCTTCCATTAGTGGTTTCCTAGCACTGGAAAAAAGCGTCCAGAGTCGCTTGCGCTGCTCAATACAGCGTGATTATTCCTCGTATTTAGCTTTCAGGTCGAGTATCTCTCTTTCCGCTACTGCTAACCCTTCAATAATACCACAACATTTTGCGTAGTCTTCAAGAGTTTTACAACCCCCTCCGCTCACATGATCAGCCATTTCGTTCATTTGCGTCCTTAAAACGCTCTTTAAATGGTCAAATATGTTGT